GAAAAAAACAATTAAAACAAAGAAAGCCACTCAAGCAAAAAACACCGCTTGCTAAAAGAAGTAAAAAAACAGAAGAGCTTTATGTTCATCGGCGCGAATTTGTGCGAAAGATACTCATGGAGAGACCACTCTGCGAAGCGTGTCGTGTTTTTGCTGCACATGAAAACAAGGTAACTTTCAATCATCACCTAAGCAGGGATGTTCATGAAATAATTCGACGCTCTCAGGGCGGCTCAATACTTGATGAAAAAAATGTTCTTGCTGTTTGTAGGCCTTGCCATATAAAAATTGGTAATAACCCACAACTTGCATTTGACTTGGGTCTCGCAAAACACGGTTGGGAAAAATAATTATTTAGTTTGAAAATTAACACTTTCATTATTTAGTTTTTAAAATAGACTTAATATCACTTAGGACCGTTATAGGTTCAAAGGCAGGGTGGGGAAATTGACCGCCCTGCTTTTGGGCGTGTGCTTGCAGATGTAGTGTCTTTTTGTGAGATTTCTTGGTCTTGATTTATCTTTGACGTCAACCGGATATTCCCATGCTGATAATTGTGGTGTCATTTCAGTTAACTCAAATAAGGCAAAACGTCTTATTGAAATATCCGAATCTATAGGAAATTTAATTGTTGAATTTAAAATAGATGCAGTTTCAATTGAGGGTTACGCTTTTTCATCACGGAAATCCCAGGCTCATTCCATAGGCGAATTGGGTGGGGTTGTGCGAGTGATGCTCCACAGAATGGATATTCCGTATATAGAAATCCCACCTACGTGTCGTGCAAAATTTGCGACGGGAAGAGGCAATGCATCAAAAAATGAAGTTATTTCTTTTGTTTCTGCAAAAACTGGTTTAATTTGGAAAAACCCAGGGGCTGACGACAAGTGTGACGCCTGGATTTTGGAAGAAATGGCTTTAGCTCAAATTGGAAAACAGAGATTTGATTGGCCAAAAACAAGTTTGGAGGTTTTGAATAAAGTAGATTGGTCACCACTTGAATCAATTGAAAAGGACGAAAAATGAGAAGCACACCGATAAGCCAAGTCGAAGTGGAACAAGAGCTACTCAGGCTTATGGACAGGTTGGAAAAAGAAACGGAAAATTTTGAAACTGTGGCCATGGACTGTTCAAAAAAAGAATCACTTTACAAAAGCAACTGGGCAAAAGAATACCTGTCCGCAAAGGGTTCAATAAAGGAACGGGAAGCTTGGGCCGATTACAAAATGGACCAACAAAATTTTGAGTTTAAGTGCGCAGAGGCTCTTGTTAAATCAAAACGAGAAGTTCTTCTTTCGCTCAGGACATCAATAGATGCTTTAAGAACATTGAATGCGAATGTCCGAACACAGGTATAAAAAATGAACAACATACATGAGTCGCTTGAACCACTAGCAATCGAAATATCATTGCTTAAACCACTCGACAAAAACCCGAGGAAAGGCAACATAAAAGCAATTATTGCTTCATATGAAGAATTTGGTCAAATAAAGCCCATAGTTGCTAGACCAAACGACGATGGAACATTTACCGTTGTTGCTGGCAACCATCAGCTGGAGGCGGCAAAACAGCTTGGTTGGGACAAGATTGCCGTAGTTCAATATGAGGTTGATGACGAGAGGGCAATAGCTTTTGCCATTGCCGACAACAGAACAATGGAGCTTGGATACACCGAGCCAGAAATTCTGCATGAGTTAATCCTTGAGGTTGGAGATTACTATCCCGAACTTTTGGACGGTTTGGGTTGGGATGAATTTGAAATTGCCGAAATTGAACAAACTTCAGTCAGGGAAGAAAGTGAAACAATTCGCTCTGGCTCCTATATCCCGCCAGTATTGATTGGGGCATCAGGAAATCAAGATGACGAAACCTACGAAGAAGATGAATCCGAATACAATAAACCAGTCAATGAATCAGTTTTTGATTCAAGTGCGGTGTCTATAAGCAAGTCCAAAGATGGACAAAACGAAATTACATTAAATTCAAACTTTGACCATTCTGATGCAGCAATTCGTGGCTCGACAACCGCAATGAAATCATCTGCTCCAAACGCTGCGATAACCGTTCAAATAACTTTTGATACCACGGAGCAACAAGCATCTTGGTATGAATTTATAAAATCACTCAAAATGGATGCGGATTACCCTGGTGCAACAACTGCAGAAAAACTAATTTCATTTATTAAAACACATTCATCATGACGAGGCAGCGTTTATTTCTTGATATGAGCTGTGTTGAGGCAGCGCGTAAAAGAATTAGACATGTATACGACATTTTTGATACTGTTTGTGTTCAGTTCTCTGGCGGTAAAGATTCAACTGCTGTTTTGTATCTCGCTAAAGAAATTCACGAAGAGCGTGGCCTTGGGCCGGTAAAAGTTATTTTCAGAGACGAAGAGATGGTCAGCCCATTAGTTGTTGACTACGTGGAGAAGGTGAGAAATTACGACTGGGTCGACATGGAGTGGTATTGCCTTCCGTATCCTGCAGAAATATGGGTTCTTGGGCGACGAATCACCACCCTTCTTTGGAGCTATGACAGAATGGTTCAAGATAGATGGGTTCGCCCAATGCCAGAATGGGCAATCAATGCAGAAGATTTTGGCTTAGACCATACTGTTTCGCTCCCTGACCAAACCGACTATTACACAATGCAAGGGAAAAAAGGAAATGTTGCATTTCTTACTGGTGTTCGGGCAAGCGAATCAATGGTTAGGTATAGGTCGCTTGTGCAAAAATTGCACGAAAACTACATAGTGACCCCATACAAACTCAAACGCGGAATACCACTTAAGTTTGCAAAAATAATATACGACTGGAACACAAATGATGTTTTTAAATACATCATCGAAGAACACAATGCCGAATACTGCAGATATTACGACCTGGCCTCATTGACTGGTAGCAATACAAGAGTCGGTATACCACTTCACGCAACAGCAATAAGAAGAATTGGTGACGTAATAGCTACGGAGCCAGAATTTTACGACAGATTATTTGAATGCTTTCCCTACATAGACGCTCAAAGAAATTTGTGGCCAGATTTTGATATGGAAAAGTTAATTTTAGATTATACAAAAATGGGTTTTGACGGAGCATCAGAACTGATAGACAAGTACCTGATTGGAGATAGAAGAAAAAGAGAAGCAAAAGTTTTTGTTTCGAAATTTAGAAAGAAACACGTTTCTGACCCACGCGGCTATCCACTAAGTTTGCTCATTAGAAACCTCTTGCTCAATGAAATTGACGTTAATTCTCCAACCCCGGTTGGGCCGAAAACCAGGGCGTACACAGTTAGAACAATGGAAGAAAGTGAAGTGGTCGAATGATTCAAATAGAAGAGATTGCATTTTCTGAATTGGTGGTTCCATCATGGAAGGTTACGTATACGCTAAGACCCGAGCTTCTCTTGATTGCTGGGTCGCTAATAGAGTTTGGATTTATACAGCCAATACATGTTAGAAAATCAACAGGGGAAATCATTGATGGTTCAGAGCGTTTTTTATTAGCGCAATCAATAAGCGAAATTTCTGAACGCTGCAATTTTAAAATTCCAGCAGTGGTGCATGACCTTGACTTAATTGATTCAATGATGTTGCACATACGATTAAATAGAGGACACTCAAACATTGTTGTGGAAAAACTGTCCAAATCAGTCAAGAGAATATACGATTCTGGAAATTATACAATTTCTGATTTAAAAATGTATTTGTCTATGGGCAACGAAGAGCTTTCGGTGCTCGTTGACGGAGACCTGATAAAACAACGAAAGATAAAAGAACACAACTATTCAAAAGCCTGGGTTCCGATAGAGGCTCCAGCAAATTCAGCCGAATCAAAAGCCATGGAATTTGAATCCCCACCAAATGCCGATAGGTAAATTACATTTTCTGGTATTATCTAGTTAAGAACACAACTGTGTAAAGACTTAATCTACTGGAGTGGATATGCCCGGAGTACGCTACGGCCCAGACATCACCGATGACGCCGCACAAATGCTTAATGACATTTTGCAATTCAAGGACATGTCCAAACGTGGCGGCAAAGTGGATAGGGATGTTCGAAGGCGGTACAATCGCGCCACAAAAATGGCAAAACAACTTTTTGGCCTGACTGACGCGGACATAGAAAAGGGCAGATACAAAGACCTCAAGACCATGGCTAGATATGGTGTTGATTCACGAGGCGGCGGTGCTCGCGTTCCCGGAAGAAGAAACCAAACTTATAAAAGCTCGAAACTAGCAAGAAACAAGCGAACCGGCGCAATAATGAAACGCACACAAATGGAAGAATTCAGACGCAGAAGCGTTAAGGCCGGTGACAAAACACCAAAGGGAAGAACCATACTTAGTTCAAGAGATGCGCGCGGTCTGCCAAAAAGCGTAAAAGATGTTGGTGGACAAACATTGCTTGGAAGAACAAATCCAAAAGGCCTACGTGATGCGGTGGCCAGAATGGACAGGAGAATGGGAAGGCTAAATAGAAAGGGAGGTGTTCTCAGTGACAGGGGAGGTAAGAGAACAAAAATAAGGCCTCAACTTAAGGGTGGAAGACAAGATATTGACATGCTTAATATAAGCAAAAGAAAAGTCAGTGGCCCAGGCAAATCAAAAAAACCGGTAAATGTTGGAATTCGCGGAAAACGAGTTGCTTTACCCAAATCAGCAGCAAGAGCAAAATCAGCAAATAGAGCCAGAAAGAAAAATGTCAAAAACGCTGGCAGAAGAAGAACTGGTGTAAAAAGACCGGGCGGAAGAAGAAGATAGATAAATATCTTCTATTCAAAAATTTCTGAAAAATCTCCCCAGTCAATATCTGCAGGAGCACTTGTCACGTCTTCTTCGTCCACTTCCTCAAGATACGTGTTTTCTTCGTCGCCCCATTTTCCGTCAACAAAAAATTTTTTAACGCTTTCAACTGGCTTTAGCTCTGCAACTATTCTTCCATCTTCCGTTTCACCAACAACACGCAACCCGAGAACCGCAGCAGTCAAAATGGCGTTGTCCCAATTGTCAAGAATAAAATCGTCAATATCGGTTTCCTCAAAATCCTCGTCTTCTGCGTTGAAAAAGAAAAACACTGAGGCTATATGGTTTATTAATTTTGCTTGCAATTGTCGCTGGCGCAATCTGTCTATTTCCACTACGTTTTTGGGTGTTTTTGCCATGTTTTTGACATTACTACAAAAAATCAAATCAAAAAGGTATCTCGCTTATCAGGGAATCATCATTGATGTTAAAATTTAATATGTCAAATAAATAACTGATATTTATTGACACTCGGAGACCAAATGATTGTTTCTTTAAATCAACTAAAGACATACATGGATATCTCGCTTACCCCCAGACAAGAAGATGCGGCAGACCTAATTCTCGCTGGATTGCAAAGCGAGCTTGAAGCGTATCTGAATAGACCGATAGAGGTTTTAGAATTCACAGAAGAACATCGCCTTGACGCAATGCATTCAGGTGTTCCGATGGGCACGTTCCTGACAACAGCGGACAACACATACAACACTAGCTACGAGCAAAGCAATGTTAATGACTTAACAAATTGGTCTTCTCCTCCGCCGGCAATTTATTTTAAAAACACGCCAATTGTGTCAATAAGTGAAGTTACCGTTAAGCCACTTTTTGGAGACGAAAGAGAATTAGTTGTTGAAAGAGATTATATCCAAAGACCATATGGAATAGATTTCTACTATGGTTATCCAGACGACTTAATTACTGTGACATACGAAGCGGGATTAAATGGAGCCAACATTCCAGTTTTTCGCTTAATGATTCTTCGAGCCGCAACTAGAGAAATGCAAAATATGCACGACGATGTCGTTGGTGTGAAAGATTTGAATCCAAGAGGTGTTGCTCCAGTTGAGACTGGATTTCTCGATTCTGAACTTGCTTCGCTCAGGAGATATAGAAGAATAAGGATTTAATGTGGCAAAGGGTTATTCGATTGATGTCGTAATTACCAAGGTTGAGATTAACGACGCGCAGGCAAGACTAAAAGACATAAAAGATAGAACAAAAAATGTTCGTCCAGTTTTAGAAAAAGCAGCAGAAAGACTTGAACGTGCATGGGGAGAAAACTTCACGACGCTTGGAATGCTTTCTGCAAAAGCGATGCTAAAAGGTGGATGGGCCCCACTATCTCCCGCGTATTACGCATGGAAAAAAGTAAGGTTTCCAATGACAGCAGAACAAATTCTTGTTCAAACCGGAAAACTATACACTTCTGTTATTAATGCATCATCAAATCCGGGAAGCGACATAAGCGACCAAAGCATGGAATTAGTTGTTCCCGGGAGAATAGCTAGGTGGCATCAATTTGGTACACGCAATATGCCGGCAAGACCAATAGTTTTTGTTCCTAGAGATTTCGACAGGCAAATAGGTCAAGACATGGCAAAGTACATTGTTGATGGAAGTAGGGTGACATGAGTTTTGATTCTTACTTAATGAACGGAACTCATTTTGCAAAAGAGTTTGTAAATTCATATC